GAATGATGTAATGGCGGGCATAAACGAAGTGGCGCGGTTGATAAAAAACAAACAATTACGCATTTTTAGAACGTGCTATAATACCATTGATGAAATGAACGGGTATATGTGGAATGCAGAAAAAGAAGTACCTGTCAAGGAAAATGACCACGCGGTTGATGCGCTTAGGTATGCTATCATGGGCCTGAAAAAGAACAGGCCGAATGTGAGGGTGGTGGCATGACATTTCGGGAGTTTTTATTCGGAACTGAAAAGAAGGAATCCCGCACAACACAGGCCATAGTGATGGAAACACTAGGCCAGCCTGTTTGGACACCGCGGGACTATGCCAACTTTGCGCGCGAAGGATATGCTAAGAATGTATATGTATATGCTTGTGTGCGAACCATAAGTATGGCGGTAGCAGGCATACCATGGCTTGTATATCAAAAGCAAGCTAATGGCGAACTTCAAGAAGTACCAGAACATCCACTAACACAGTTACTTCAGAAACCTAACCCGTATCAAGGTGGTTCAAGTTTCTTTGAAAATATTGCGGGCTACCTCATGCTTGCGGGCAATGCCTACGTTGAAGCGGTTATACCATCTAGCGGCCGGCCCAAAGAATTATACGTGCTTCGGCCCGACCGAATGCAGGTGGTGCCGGGAAGCGGTAGTAACTTGATAGGTGGCTATTTGTATACTGTAAACGGGCAACAAGTACAGTTTACTACGGATCAGATATTGCATCTAAAACTTTTTAATCCCTTGAACGACTGGTACGGCCTTAGCCCTATTGAAACCGCGGCCTATAGCATTGATGAAAACAACGAATTTAGAGCATGGAATATGTCATTGCTTCAGAACGCGGGCCGACCGGCGGGCGCGCTTAAAACATCAGATCATCTTACTGAAGAAGAATTTGAACGGCTTAAAAAAATCATAAATGAACAATATACTGGCTACAAGAATGCTGGGCGGCCACTTATTCTTGAGGGCGGCCTTGAGTGGCAGGAGATAGGCCTCACACCCGAAGAAATACATTGGGCCGACGGGTTGAAACTTACGGCACGTGAAATAGCTATTGCATTCGGTGTACCTCCAGAACTTATTGGCGATTCAGAAAACAAAACCTACAGTAACTGGCAGGAATCGCGGCGCGCATTCTATGAAGAAACCGTGCTTCCTTTAATGGATTGGCTTCAATCAGAACTAAACAACTGGCTAGCTGTGAAATTTGGCACGGATTATGTGGTAAAATATGACCAGGACGAAATTGAAGCATTGCAAGAGAACCGCACGGAAGTATGGAACCGTGCGATTGCGGCTGTGCGGGCTGGGATTTTGACGCCGAACGAAGCACGCGAACTTCTTGGCTACGACCCGATACCAGGTGCGAACAGCCTGCTGGGAAACATGAATACAATACCACTGGCGACGATGCCGGTGGATAAAGGGGATGGTGAAAACGGAAAATAAAGATTTTAAGCTTAAAGTAAAACAGATCGGAAGTGAAGGCGAATTTGAAGGTTATGCGGCTGTATTTTCTAATGTAGATCTTGCGGGCGATGTGATAGAACCCGGGGCTTTTACAAAAACGCTTCAAGAAAACAAGGTTATACCCATTCTTTGGCAACATAGGCAAGATGAACCCATCGGCGTGACAACAGAAATAATGCAGGACGATTATGGCCTTCACGTGAAAGGACAGCTAAATTTAAACACCACGCGCGGCAGAGAAGCATATGAATTACTTAAACAGGGCGCAATTAAAGGCCTAAGCATTGGCTATGAAACAGTAAAAGAAACCTGGATAAACGATATTCGGCACATAAAAGAAATACGGCTTTGGGAATATTCACTTGTAACCTTCCCCGCGAATGTTGAAGCACGCGTGGTGGCAGTTAAAAGCGTTGTTCCGTATCAGGCCTTGCCACTTGCCGATCCTATGACCGAATGGGACGGACAGGCGGCTGTACAACGCGTTTTACGGTGGGCAGGCGGGCCTGATAAAGAGAACGTAGATTTTAATAAGTTTAGGAAAGCGTTTCTATGGTATGATGACACGGCACCGGATAATATCACAAGTTACAAACTTCCTATAGCAGATGTGATTGCCGGCGAATTAATAGCTGTACCACGTGCTATCTATGCTGCCGCGGCGGCTATTCAGGGTGCGCGTGGCGGAGTGGATGTACCCGAAACAGATATTCCCGCTATTAAACGGCATCTGGAACGCTACTATGCACGGTTGAACCGTGTAGCACCATGGCAGGAAAGTAAAGCTGGCCGTGTGTTAAGCCGGCAGAACGAACAACTTATCCGACAAGCGATCGCCGCGCTAGAAGCACTTCTAGCCGAAGTGGAGCCGCCATATACCGGCACTCCAGAAGGCCAGGAGCCGCAGGATAAAGCGCTGGAACAGATCGCTTCGGAAATAAAAGAAATTTTAAAACAGTTATAGAAGGAGGAAAAAAACAGATGGAAATTGATGAACTTCAAAGATTGGTAAAGGAACTTCGGGACAAAGTAGAAGAAAAGGGGCGCACAGAAGCAGAACTAAAGGAACTACAGGAAAAGCTTAACGCGCGCATTGATGAACTTGAAGCAAAACTAATGCGGCCACCGCTGGGCGAAACAAAAAGCGTTGAACCCAGCGAAACGAAGCGGGTATTTTTTAAGTATCTTAGAAACGGTAAAGCAGGCCTTGCGCCAGAAGAAAGAAAAGCTTTGGTGGAAAGTTCAAACGGGCAAATTTTGGTACCAGAAGAAGTTGAAGCAGAACTCTATCGCCAGCTTCCTACACTTACGGTTATTCGCCAGCTAGCAACTGTAAAACAGGTACGTTCGGATCGCGTGAGAAGGCGTGGTATAAACGAGGTAAAAGTGGGCTGGGGAAAACTAGAACTAAATGCGCAGCTAGAGAGTGATAATTTGCAGGCAAGTGAACGGTATACTTATATTGAAGATCTTTATGGCCTTGCAACGGTAGGCGAAGATGAACTTATGGATACAGATGTGAACCTTCAGCGCTTCATTACCGACAGCTTCGCACGTGTCATCGCAGAGAAGGAAGAGGAGGCCTTTATCAATGGACACGGACATACCTACAGCGAGCCGGAGGGCATATTTTATGGGGATCAGTTCTTTCCTGGCATTGAATTTGTAAAAAGCACCACACACGGTGTGCTAACCGCGGATGATATTCTGAAGCTTATATACGCCGTTCCGGCCCAGTACAGAATGAATGGTACGCTGTTAGTCAACAGCAAAACCGAATATGCAATGCGAATTATGAAAGATACGGTCAACGGCCAATACTTGTGGCAACCTTCACTTCAGGCGGGGCGACCGGCTACGTTTGCAGGGTATCCAGTGTTAAACAGTGAATTTATACCTAATATTGAAGATAAGGTTGGCGTGGCAATTTTTGGCGATTTCAAGAGTGGCTACGTAATTTATGACCGGCTGGGAATTACCATACAGCGGCTAGACGAGTTATTTGCTACACAGGGGCTTGTAGGTTTTAAAGCACACTTCCGTGTTGGTGCCGCCGTTGTAAGGCCTGATGCCATAAAAGCACTTGATCTTTCTCCAGAAACCACACCACCAACTCAAGGCGGAGAACAAGGTGGTGGGGGTGCTGGAGGCGGAGGACAATAATGAAGATAAAGGCCAAGCAGGCAATTATATCTAGCTATGGCACTTTTAACGTCGGCGATATAATTGAACTTCCCGACACGGTGGCGGTAGCATGGATTGAAGCAGGGCTAGCAGAAAAAATATCCGATTTACCAGGGCCGAAGGAGCGGAAGCATGGTAAGAAGGATACAAGCACCAACGATTGAACCAGTTACCACCGCGGAGCTAGCCAATTATCTGCGGCTTGAAAGTGATACGCAGGGTGAGGAGCAAACACTCCTTGCCCTGTTTATTACCGCCGCCCGCGAGTTCTGTGAGGAATACACGCGCAGGAGTTTTATCAAGCAAACATGGGAATATCTCGGGCCACCAACAGTAGATTTACCACGGCCACCAGTGATTGAAAAAACAGTGCAACCTCTTAGCGATGGCTTTGTGCAAGTGATTTATACTACTGGCTATGGCGAAACACCAGAAACAGTACCCGCACCCATAAGAAATGCTATCCTTCAGTACGCGGCTTTTTTATACGAGAACCGCGGCGACATAAACGCCGAACCACCGCAGGCGGTATTGGATTTATTAAAACCGTACGTGGTGAGAATACTGTGAAAAAGGTTACAGTTGGCGGTTTAAAAAAACGTGTAACAATCTTAAAACAGGTGCCCACAAGCGATGGACAAGGTGGCTTTACTGAAACGTGGCAGGAGGCTGGCACTGTGTGGGCCGCCATAGAACCTGTTAGTGGTAGGGAATATTATGAAGCAATGCAACTTTCAAACGATGTAACACACCGGGTGCGAATGCGCTACATGAATTTGACGCCGCACGAACGGATTAAATATGGTTATAAAGTATTTGATATTGTTGCCGTGATAGATGTAAACATGGAACACCGGGAGCTAGAGGTGCTGTGCCGTGAGCGAACTTAAGATTGAAGTAAAAAACATTGATAGGGTGATTAAAAACATAGATAAATATGGCGCCGAAGTACAGGATAAAATAAAGCAGGTGCTTGCCGACGGTGGAATGAAAATACAAACAGAAGCACAGAACCGCGCGCCAGTACGAACCGGAACCCTGCGTGCTAGCATAGAATATAAACCCAATGGATTACAGGTTGAAGTAGTAGCTGGCGTGGATTATGCAAGTTTTGTGGAATTTGGCACGCGCTTTATGGAACCGCAACCGTTTCTTACCCCGGCATTTGAACTTGTAGCGCCGCAGATTGAACGTGATATAAAGGAAGTGCTTCAAGATGTTGAATGAATTACAGGCCGCGGTTTATACGCGTTTAACTTCGCTTGGTTATTCTGTTTATGATGCAGTACCAGAACAAACCACAAGGGTGATTGAAGAAGGAACAACAAATTTATTAACGTCAGCGCAAGCAGATTGCACTGGTGGTTATGCGTTACGGGGTGCGGCTGCGGGTAAAGGAACGTTAAGCTACATAAAGACAGATGGTTTTATAGGACAAACATCTGCCCAAGTCGTGGTTAGTGGGTTTACAACTGGTGATGATATTAATTTAGCTACAGGAGGAGTATCAGAAGCTACAGCGGTTTCAGTTTCACCAAATATGTTATATTCGTTTAGTGTTTATGTTAAGGCTTCAAGTGGGAGTCGATATGCGTTGCGTATAATAGAATGGACATCGAGTGGAAAAGTTGCAAGAGATACGACAACCACAATCAAGACAGGAGATGGTACATGGCAAAGAAGTACAGAAATACTTTCTACAACATCATCCACTGCTTATGTATCATTGAGGGTGAAGTTCTATAGCGATGGTATATTTTTAATTGACAATGCCCAAATTGAGCAGAAGCCTTATGCTACAAGCTGGACTGTAGGAACGAGGCAACCAGAAATATTAAAAACACCTACCACATACCCCTATATCGTGATAGGCGATGATTTTGCAACAGATTGGGGAACAAAAAGCTTCCCGGGCTGGAACGTGCTTGTAACAATACATATCTGGAGCGATTACAACGGCTGG